AATCATTATAAAGCAAATGTTGCTTCTCCTACTAAAGATTATATGGATGGTATGTTTGTTGAAACTACTGATGGTAAATATGTTTTTAGAACTAATGAAGAACTTAAGAAAGATGGTGTTAAAGTTCATGAATATATAAATGAATATCCTTATAATGGTAAAGATAAAATGGGTTGTGTTCGCATTTATCATAAACCTTATTCACCAGATGGTAATGTTCCTAAAGATTTATATGATGCAGTCTTTGATCCAACAGGTAAAGACTTAGATAGTAAAGAACTTACAGCAAATCATTCATTAGATTGTATTATCATTAATGCTTATCCTAATGTAAGATATCCTATATCAGATAGAATATGTGCTGTTTACTTAGGTAGACGTACTGCTGATGAAACTGCTAAGATACTTATTGCAATGCTTGAAGCATATAACTGTAAAGTACTTGGTGAAACAGATAGAGGAAGTATGGTAGCAGATATGAAACGTTATGGTAAATTACATAAACTTCATCGTGACCCAACTAATTTTATAACTAGTAGAAGAGCTAGTGCAAATGCTCCTTATGGTATTAATATGGGAGGTGGTCGTGGTGGTAAAGTAGAAGATGCTTATCTTGCTTTAAAAGAATGGTTATATACTCGTATAGGTGTTACATCAGATGGTAAACAAAGACTCTTATTACATACAATAGAAGATCTTGGAATACTTAATGAACTTACTCAATTTAGTAGTACATCAGGTAACTACGATCGTCTTTCAGCACTTAGGATGTGGTATCTTTTAATGACTGTTTATGCTATACAGAAAAAAGATACTAAGAAATCTATTCCTGAGAATAATAAACCTAAGACTTTAATTGGTCAACTTAATTCTAAACGTAATGGAAACAACAATTTCAACTAGTCTACCAGATCAGACTAAGAATAATAAAACTAGTAAGGAATTCTATGAGCCTACTTATGATTTTTATATTAGTAAAGCTACTGGTATGAATGATAAAGTTACCATTAAAGAATATCTTGATGCTGCTGATGGTATCATTGAAGAAGATACTCTTAAATATATGGTAACACCTCTTATGGTAGATGATGAAGATAGAGGTTTAACTAAAGTTAATGTTCCTACAACAATTAGGAATTTTGATTTTATTACTCCTATTAAAGAAAAGAATTTAGGTGAGTACACTAAACTTCCTTATACTGTTAATATTAAGGTTACTAATCCTGATGTTAATTTTGTTAGAGATACTAAATTAAATAAAGAACTTGATGCTCTTGCTCAAACTGCATTTATTAATTTTTATAATGCTAAGCAAGCTGAACTTCAACAACAGCAAGCACAACAGACAACTCCTCCTGAACCAGTTAGTTCACCTGGTCAACCTGTTCAAAGACCTGTTCCTCAACCTTCACCTAGTCAAGTATCACCTACTATTCCTAGTGAACCAGTTGAAGATATTGCTGCTTTTAAAGAGAAATGGATTAAGAAGTATATTGATAAGCGTGCTGTTCAAGCAAATCATTTACTTAATGTTATTAATGAACGTAACAACTTCGAGTTTGAAAGATTGAAGATGTACTTCTATTGGTGGGCATGTGAAGAGTTTTATACTGTTGCATATCCTATGAATAACACTCTTGTTAAAGAGACTATTTCTCCTATGGAAGGTTATCCTATTTATAATAATAATGAGTTTGTTGAAGATTATGATGCATTTGTTATTGTTAAAGATATTACATTTGAACAGTTTCTTGAAGACAGTCGTGTTCTAGAACTTACTAAAGATCAGATTGCAATTGTTGAACAGACTAAGATGGCAAATGAGAACTCAATGGTTGCTACTACTATTATGCCTAGTAGAATGATTGATAATATGCCTCATGTATCTACTGGTGAAAACAGTCAGTATAATGTTTATAATAAGGTTAGGAAACATATTATCTTTTGGCCTACTTATGTTACTAAGAAGTATAGAGTTTATGTTAATCAATTAGGTCATACTCGTGAAGAGATGGTTGATGATGATTATGAAATGAATGTAGATGAGGGAGATATTGAAATAAAGAGTGAACTTGTTCCTGAAATCTATATTGGTTATCGTTATAATTCTGCTAGTACAGGAGTTTATGTTAAACCTGTTCCATTTCCTGTTCAAAGATATGATCAAGATACTAAACATATTAAGATTCCTGTAGGTGGTAAACGTAGAATATTAAATGATATTCGTTCTAATCCTATTCCTAAACGTCTTATTCCTTATATGATTATGGATAAGATAATCTATTTTCAGATTGAACGTTTAATGAAGAAGTTTAAAACTCATGTAATGGCTCTTCCTAAATCTATGATTAATAGTGATGAGTCAGGTACAATGGTAGAGAAGTTTCAGATGATGTTTGCTGATGATGCATTCATTTATGATGATACTATTATATCTCCTGATGATGTTTCTAAAGGAATGCGTGTTGTTGGTATGCCTGATGCTTCTAATTATTTTAATTCTCTTCTTAAACTTAGTCAAGAGAATGAGAATAGAGCTAATCGCGTTAGTCATATGAATAATGAAACTATGGGTAATGCTGCTGGTGGTGATGCTGTAACTAATGTTGAAAACAATATCTATAATGCTAAGATAGGTAGTATGCTTATGACTACTATGTTTAATAAGGCATTAGAACTTGATCATGCTCGTGATCTTGAATTTGCAAAGTATATTTATGTTGATGCTCAAACTATGTCATACTTTACTCATGAAGGTGACAGTGTTAATTTTGATTTTGATCCTATATCTTTCTTTAATACTGGTCTTGGTATCTATGTTAGAAACAGTAGAATAGAAGATGCTATCATGCAGGAATATCGTAAACTTGCTCTTGCAATGGCACAGAATGATAAGCCTGAATTAGCTATTGCAGTTATTGGATTAAATTCTGGTATAGAGATTAAGACAATTACTACTGAATTCCTTGAGGCACAACGTAAGTATGAAGCTAGTGTTGCTCAACAGCAAACTGAAATTAAACAGTATGAAATTGACAAACGTTCTGCTGATACTGAAGCTGTTATTGCTGCTGAAAACTATAGAGCTAATGTTCAAGCTCAAGCAATGGTTGAAGCAGCACAGACTAGATCAGGTAGTGAAGTAACTAGTCCAATTGATTTTGAAGCTAATGCTGCTACTCAACGTAAACTTGATCTTCAACAACAGAAACAAATTAATGATGAAACGTATAAAAAGCATCTTTTAGAGAACGCTGATAAGAAGTTAGCACTTGATAAGATGAAAGCTAATAAGAAGTAAGGTTATGGCACTATATTCACTCAAACTATTCATAGATGATGGATAACAGGTATTCTAGGTATTTATTTTAATAATAGTACCTATAATACAAAAATAATGATTATCTTTGCTCAAAATAACAGATTAATTAACTGATAAAATAATACAACAATGGCTTTAGATAAAGATGGTAATGTGATTGATGATGATCCAAATAAACTTAAAGTAATTATTGATACTCCTCCGGTAGTACCTCCAGTAGTTCCACCTGTAATTCCTCCAGTTGTACCTCCTGTTGATACTACTATTCCACCTGTTACTCCACCAGTTACTCCTCCTGTAGTTGAACCAACTGCTAAGATCTTAATTGATGAAGTAGAATATACTTTAAATGCTACAGGTGATGCTGTAAATGCAGATGGTACTGTTAAAATGACTGCTGCAGAGATTGCTGCTGTAGATAGTACTCCTGAACCTAGCGAACTTAGTATTGAAACTATTGCTGCTAGAATTAATTACTCTCCTGTAGATGAAGCAGGAACTCCTATTACTTATGAAGCAAATCCTGATGGAATAGTTAATTATGTAAAAGATGTAATTGATCAGAGACTTCCTGAGATGGCACAAGAGATGCTCGCTGCTGAATTTACTGCTAATCCTGAACTTGCAAGAGCTTATGATTATATTAGTCGTTATGGTTCATTAGCAGGTATTGAAAGTAATGTAGATTATTCTGCAGTAGATCTTACAAATGCTGATGATGCAACTAAATATAATATGATTGTTGCTCGTGAAATGGAGAAAGGTGAAACTCTTACTCATGCTAAGATGATTGCTGATTTCTTTAGAGATGGTAAGAAACTTGATGAAGGTGCTGCTGTATCTAAGACTTACTTTGATAGTCGTAATGCTGAAACTAAAGAACAAGCAAGATTACAAGCTATTGAAAATGATCGTAAAGCAACTGAATATTGGAATGGTGTTCGTAATACTATTGCTAATCGTAAATTAACTATTGGTAAACAGCAAATAACTATTCCTGAGGTAATCAAAGTTAATACTGCTGATGGTAAGTTTGAAAATCGTACAAGTGATGATTTCTATAAGTATCTTAGTGAAGTAAAGACTTTTGATGTTAACGGTCAAAAGAAACAACTTACTCAGAATCAATATGATCAACTAATTGAAGCAGATACTCGTACAGATGCTGATGCAATCTATGATGGTCTTAAGAGATTTAGTAAGTATAACAATGAACAATTTATTGTTGAAATTAAGAAAGCTAATACTGTTGCAGGTATTCGTTCCATAAGTACAAGAGGTAAAGGTGATCAAGGTAAACCTATAATAGTAAAATTAACCTAAATAATTATTAAACAATGAGAGAACTAAGAACAACTAATACTCTTCCTACAGAGTTTGGTAGTGCTGAATTACTTTATCAGAACAAACTTATTGCACCTAGTGAACTCAATAAGAGTTTTACTTGGCTGTATGGTCGTGATAAATCTAGTTTCCCACTACTTACACTTACTGAAGGTAATGGTGCGACCAAGAGTATTAAACCTAAAGAAATGAATGATACACAGTACACTTGGAAAACCTTTGGTCGTCCTATTCGTACTAGTCGTGTTATTGGTCTTGTTAACGCATTGAATGTGACTCCTGGTAAGGGTGCTGTTACATTTGAAGTGTATTTTGAAGATAATCTTTTCCATAATCATTATGGTCTTTACACTCCCGATGGTCAGTGTACTGCTCGTGTTCAAGGAGAAGGTGTTCTTGTTGGTGTAAAGAAGTATAAATATCGTATTCAGTTAATGACTGGTGATAAAACTGCTTATATTGCACTTGATAACTTCCTTGCAGGTAAAGCTTGGACATATGGTCCTACTTCTATTCCTTTGAGTAAATCTGATGGAACTACTTCTAACACTACTGTACCTGGTCTTTGGACTAATCAGTTTGGTGCATGGAGATATTCTTATCCTATCGCTGGTAACATAGCTAATAAAGCTGTTATCTATGAGTTTGACGCAACTGATCAGAATGGTAATAGTGCAGGTAAGACTAATCTTTGGCTTCCTTTCCAGATGAAAATGTGGGAAATTGAACGTAGAGAACTTATTGAAACTGATCTTTGGGAATCTGAATATAATAGGACAGCAGAAGGTGTTATTTTAAATACTGACGATGAGACAGGTGAAGTTGTACCTAAAGGTGCAGGTGTTAAGTCACAAATTAAAGCAATTGGTAAC